ATGTGACAGTCAAAGGTAATTATAATACAGTTGTTCATGGCGATATGAATTTGACAGCAAAGAATTTAAATCAAACAATTCGTGGTAATATGGATACCACTGCTAAGGAAATGTCCACCAATATTGAAGGGTCAAGTAAGATCACCTCTCAAGGTATTACCTCTATCACATCTGATGGCGGTCTATCTTTAGTATCTACCAGTGATTCCGTAGCTCTTGGAGCAAAGCAAAGCGTTGGAATCAAATCAGGTAGAAAAATGATGATAGAAGCTGGAAGCAGTATGCATGTAAAATCTGCTACCGCGTTAAACTTACAAACTGGTGCGAAGTTATCACTAAAAGGCGGATCTATCGCGGCGGATGGTTCTGATGGTGGAGCTAATATTCTACTTGCTTCTGGCGCTTCCGCTGACGCTGATTCTACCGAAGTATCGTTTAAGAAACCAACATCTCCAAATAGAGAGACATAAATAACTACATGGCACAACCAATAGTAATATCAAGAACACCAGACTATTCAGACCTAGATTTGGACTTTATATCACATCCTACAACAAAGGATGTGGTTGTTAAGACTGGTGCTGATGCTATCAAGCGTTCGGTTCGCAATCTTATCCTTACAAACTTCTACGAAAAGCCTTTTAGACCTGGTATTGGTTCAAGTGCTGTAAAATTGCTATTTGACAACATGTCTCCGCTTGTTTCCAATTTCCTTGAGAATGCTATAGCAGAAGTCATTCAGAACTATGAACCTCGTGTACAGCTTGTAAACGTTACAGTAGAGGCTGATTACGATAACAATGGATATACAGTCAGACTTGATTTTATAGTCCTTAATAGAAACGAGCCACTGACCACCACAATATTCCTAGAAAGAGTCCGCTAATGCCAGCTAATACAACGCTAACAGTTACCGATCTTGATTTTGATTCAATCAAGAATAATCTAAAGACGTTCCTTAGAAGCCAGTCACGATTCCAGGACTTTGACTTTGAAGGTTCAGGCATGAGTGTTCTGCTGGATCTTTTGGCCTATAACACTCACTATAATGCGTTCTACTTGAACATGATAGCAAATGAAATGTTCTTGGATACATCAAAGCTGCGCCAGTCTACCGTATCTCACGCAAAGCTAATCAACTATGTGCCAGAAAGCAGCCATGGCGCGGAAACCAAACTGAACATTAGAGTGACTCCAGCAGCGGGTGAAGATCAGGAACTATCTAACCTAACACTAGACAAATATACCAAAGTCTATGGCGCTTCTTTAAATGGTGTTAATTATCCATTTGTTGTCTTGGATTCTTATACTGTCAACAAAGATGGAAGTTCGTTTCTATTCAGTAATGTGGCAATAAAACAAGGTGAAGTTGTTACACGCCAGTTCCTAATGGATCCAACAAATACCAAGAGAAGATTTGAAATTCCATCAGCAAATGTTGATCTCAGTACAGTAATTGTTACTGTCCAAGAGTCAGCTTCAGACACAGAAACCTATGTCTATAACATAGCCGAAGACTTGACTGAAATTACAAGAGATTCAAAGGTATATTTTATTGAAGAAAACGAAGATGGAAACTATAGACTTTACTTTGGTGATGATGTAATTGGTAAAAAGCCAATAGATGGTAATATCATCAATGTTACCTACATCGACACTGCTGGTTCAGTAGCCAATAAAATCAATGTGTTTACAATTAGTGCTTCGGTTGGTCCATTCAATAGTAACGTTCGAACATATTCTGCTGGCGCAACATATTCTGGATCGGAAAAAGAAACAATTGAGCAAGTCAAGTATCGCGCACCATATTACTATTCAGCACAGAACCGCGCTATTACCGTAAATGACTATGAAACTCTGATAACCAAAGATTATCCAAATATCGAATCGGTAGCTGTATGGGGCGGTGAAGATAATGTTCCTATTGTTTATGGTAAAGTATTCCTATCATTGAAGACCAAAGAAAACTTCTTCCTTAGCAATTTGGAAAAAGAAAACATCAAGAACACTCTGATCGAAAACAGGAACGTCTTGACTGTTTCTCCTGAAATTGTTGATCCATCTTACACATATATCCTTATTCGTGGATCAGCATATTATAATCCAGATTTAACTCAGTATACAGCGGCCGAAATTAGAAGTTTTGTGGTTGCTTCTATTGAAGATTATAAGACGGATTATCTTGGTAAGTTTAAGTCTGGCTTTCAGAAATCAGTGATACAGCAATATATCCAAGATTCGGAAAAATCTATTACAGGTTCTGATATTAAGGTTATACTTCAAAAGAGAATTCCAATCACTCTAAATCAATCAAAAAGCTATACAATTGACTTCGGAGTACCTATAAAGAAAGGCGAGTTTAATAGTTCAATATCATCTTATCCTTCAGTAACTATTGTTGATACAAACTTTATCGAAAGAAAGGTATTCTTCGAAGAGGTACCGTCAATAAGTTCCGGCATCGAGAAGATTGATATCGTAAATGGTGGCATAAACTATACCACAATTCCAACAGTTACCATTCGCGGTGATGGTACAGGAGCAAAAGGTGTTGCTAAAATTTATGGTGGCAGAGTCGCATCAATTGAAATGACAAACAAAGGTGTAAACTACACAAGAGCAACTGTGTCTATATCAGGAGACACAGGAGCAGGCGTTGATGTGAATCCAGTTCTTCAATCTCGCGTTGGCACTCTTAGAACATATTATATAAATGGAAACGGAGAAAAGGTATTTGTTAATAACGATATTGGAACTGTAGACTATGACAATGGAATAATTGTCCTTAAGTCTCTATTGCCTGTTTTGGTAGAACCAAACAGCTATTACGAACCAAACGTATTGACGATAAATACATTTGTAGACAAAGAAATTATTAACTCTATCCGAAATAAGATTATAGACATTGATGTTGATAATCCTCTCTCATATCAAATAGAAATTGTTTCAGAATAAAAGATGATTAGCAACAACAAAATATCAAATCTAGTCGCGTCTCAAGTTCCGTTTTTTGTTAGGAACGACCATGAAAACTTTGTTGCTTTTGTGGAAGCTTACTATGAGTTCCTGGAACAAGAAACTGGTGTCGTGAATGTATCCAAGAACCTATTAGACCAGTCCGATGTTGATTTGACTGATATCTTTGTTGAGAAGTTCTACGATAACTTTCTCCCGTTTATTCCAAAAAATACTATTGTAGATAAAACTCTTATTCTAAAACACATTAAGGACTTCTATCGTTCTAGAGGCACCGAGAAATCAATTAGATTCCTCATGAAAATTCTATTTGATGAAGATGTGGAATTTTATTATCCACAGAGAGACGTACTAAAAGTTTCTGACGGTAAGTGGTATCGAGAAAAATCCATCAAAATTACAAATATAAAAGTCAATGGTGTGGCTAATAATCAATTAGGCATAGAAACTAAGTTTATTAGCAGAAAAATCACAGGCGATACTTCAAACGCATATGCGATTATCGAAAGAACTTCTTCATACTACGAAGGTCCTTCTATTGTTCGTGAACTTAAGTTATCGAATCAATATAGAGACTTCGCATATGGTGAAGGAATAACATCAACATTTTCTGAAGGTGATACTGAAAAAACAATCACAGCTAATCTATTTTCTGGCGGTATCAATACCATTGAGATTATTAATGGCGGAACAAGATATAACGTTGGACAGTATGTAATTGTTGAAAGTGATTCAGGAAGTAACGCAAATATCATTGTTTCATCTGTTAGCAGTGGCAATTTAACATCCGTCGCTGCTCTAAATGGTGGTGCTGGATTTCAAGTAGGAAATCAAGTTCTAATTACTGGCGGTGGTGGTACAGGCGCGGCCGCCAATGTTTCCGAAGTTTCAGCAGACAATTTCTATCATCCCAATACATACAATATCGTTTCATCTATCATATCTTTAGAAGCAAATACACCTATTAATAACGCAAAGTATTCCAATCTAGTTAGTTCTATAAACAATCCAATCAATCATTGGATTTCTAATTCTATGTCTTATTTTGTTTATGCCAACACCGGTCCAATTACGGGAGTTTTTCTATACAATCTGGGATCTGGTTATTCATCCTTTCCTACAATCACTGCTCAGGCTAATACAAGAGTAAGAAATCTCGGCATTCTCGGTAAAATGAGAATTGTTAATGGTGGCAATGGATACTATATCGGAGATACAATCGAGTTTATAAATGTTCCTGGTGGAGTTGGATCTGGTGCAGCCGGTAGAGTTCGAAATGTTGACACATCACAAGCCAACGCAATCAGTGCTGTTGAGTTTGTAAACGTTCCTGGTCATATCACAGGTGGTACAGGAT